GAAGAATGCTTGGTCTGGGGTTGTTCCACGAAGTCCGCCTTGAGTCCAGAAGTTACGCAAGAAGTTTGTAACAATTGCGGAAATTCGACGGTAAAGAATGGTGTCGTTTGGCTCAAAGACGGCAAAGTTGGTAAGGTCTATCAAAGCCTTCTCTAAGTAGATGAGTGAACGACGTGTTGGGACGTACATTGAGGCATAACCAGGCTGCAAGGTGCGAGCACCCATTACAACGATTCCAGAACCGTTAATGAAACGGATTGCGTTAACTGGAGCCGCTGCGCTGTTAAGCGAGTCTAGGTTAGCATTGGTCAAAGCTGGTACAGAGACTGCGCCAGCAAGACGTGTAGCAAGACCAGCTGGTGCCTTAAAGACTCCACGAGACTTGTCTGTTGACACGTACTTTCCAACAATTGCTCCACCTGGGTTAGCTGCTGTAATAACAGTTCCTGGTGTAGAAGTGGTTGGGTCGTTGATTGTGATTGGTGGGTAGTAAACCGCACCGTAGGATGTCTGAGTGTACGCTGCAGCAAGAGTAATCTGATTAGCAACGGTGTCATTGATTGGGTCAACAACCACAAATACGTCTCCACGAGCTGTTGCATAAGCAAGCAAGATGTTTACAGAGGTTGAGTCTGTTACTCCTGGAGCGTTAAGAACAAGTGACTGAAGAACAGTGTCAAAACCAGTTACTCCATTTGCAATGTCTGCTGCTGCAGGGGCTGTTCCGTCAGCGCCTGAGGCAAGGTGTCCAGATGAAGCAGAGATAACGGAAGGATTACGGTCAGAACCTGTTGCCGTAGAACCGCTATCAACAGCCTTAATGTAGGAAGAGCTTGCGTTAATGATGCTAACTGCGTAACGAGCGTCTCCAGGTGTCATGTTAAGGCTTGCAAAAGTCTCAACTTTATTGGAAGCGTTAATGCCACCGTAGTAGACAATAAGGTCAAAGTACCCTGCTGCTCCAGGAGAATCCTGAATAGAAATTGATAGACCATTTGAAGAAGCATTTCCCCAAGAACCAGGGTTAGCTGCATTGATTTGTAGCGTTGGTGCTGGGCTACCAGAACGGTCGTTTAGCTGAATTGTTGCTGCTGCTGTAGAGCCCTTGACTACGCGTTGTACGTAAGCCTGGCTTCCACCATTAGCAAAGTATAGGAATACGGCGAGAGCCAAAGTGTTATTTGAGCTCCATCCACCGTAGATGTTAAGGTATTGGCTCCATGAGGTAACCAATGTTGGGGTTAGAGGACCACGAGCGTTGACGCCAATAAAGGCAGCAACTGAGTCGGAGTTCGCTCCAACGACAGGGGCTATTGGGTTCAGGGTTTCCTGAACATAGACTCCTGGGCGTAGATATGCTGTCATTCTAGTCTCCTTGAGTTAGGTGTGAAACAGGTCTTAAACCAGCTGGTACATTCGTAGTGACCCGATTGATTTGAACAGTTTGTACGGTGGGTAGGGCGTTGGCAGCAGTAGATGGGGTCATCTCGCTGACAATTCTTACAGTGTAAACGTTCCTAAATAGGCGCTTACCATCCTCGATTTGGTCTCTTTTAATGAGGCCATCGAGAAACATATGTCGATATGCGCTTTCGGTATTAAGCGCATTTGATACTAAAAGGCTTCCATATTGGCTAGGAAACTTTTGTTGCATCTGAAACAGTATGGCTCTGTCATGTCTAGGATGACGAGAGTATGTAGTGATTTGGTATACAAGGTCGTATGGGAGAGGGGTTTGGTACCCGTACACAACGCCTTCAACAGGAGCTACTGTGCCCTGCTTATCGTTGTCATAGATGTAGCCTGAGATTTGGCGGTCGTGCGCTGGAACGATGTCTACAAGCTCTATGACTACATATGGGTAGGTCTGAGTACGGATTTCAACGTCTGGGTAGCCGTACCAAACTTTGACAGGACGAGAAGGTGCCTTTTCATCCGATACTGTCATTCCTTGAAGGTAGTTCTTAATGGCAGCTTCTTCAGCTAGGATAAAGCTCAATTCAGTACCCCCATTTCTCCAAGAATATCTACCAAAGACTCTGAGACGTTCTCTTCTAAATGTTTGGCATATCGGTATGTAAAGGGGCGAATGACCGCTTTGGCTGGGGTCTTTTCATCCCCGTATTCAAGGTCGTTGATACGGTCTTCCAAATCCTCTGGATAGGAAACTACAAGCTCAGAGTCCACAGCTTCAACCTTAAGCTGGATGATAAGGTCTGAGGGCCATTCGGCACGGAACGCCATGTCTCGTAAAACAGGCGTAAGAGTGAGGGCAGATTTGCGTGCGACGTCTTGCGCCGCTTTTTCCATCGCCGCGTTCATTTACGCAGCAATCGCCAGAGGGCGGCTGCGAAGATTCCTTTAGCTACAATATGGTTGCTAGGTGCAGATGGAAACGAAAACGCTCCATGCACAAACTCTTTATTAGAGGGCTTATCAATATCAGCCATAGCAACTCCAAGGATACTTCGCAAGGGTAAATCAAATCCCGCACAGGATTCCCCTAAAGTATAAAGGGCCCCCTATTTCTAGGAGGCCCTAACTACTTACTACTTTTTACTTCTTCTTGACCTTTTTGGCCAAGGCCTTGTCCATCTTCATGTCTTCCTTAGCAGATGGCTTCTTAGCGTCCATCTTCTTGTCAGCCTTCTCAAAAGCCGCCTTTTGCTTAGGGCTCATGCCCTTTTCAAGCTTGGCATCCTGCTTTTTGTCACGGGCTGCCGCACAAGTAGCACAGGTGCACTTGCAACCTGCGGCTGGCTTTCCTGGCTTGCAGCCACAACCGCACTTAGCGCACATTACATGCCCTTCTTTCGGTTCATTGACTTCTTCTTAAGTGCCTTAAAGTCAGCTCCTGTAATCTTGTTGGCAGGCTTAGCCGCGCCAGCAATCTTCATTTGCTTAGCAGACATCTTCTTAGCGGTCTTTTTACCGCATCCGCATGTAGCGCACATTATTCTGCATCCTCTTCTGAGTCGTCTTCTTCATCTTCGTCAAAATCGACCTCAAGCTGGTCGAAGTCTTCATCATCAAAGTCTTCGTCATCTTCAAAGTTATCTTCAGAATCATCGCTTGAATCTGCAGAGTCATCAGCTGGTGCTGCGTCTGCTGCAGGAGCATCTGCTGCTGGTGCATCGGCAACTGGTGCTGCTGGTGCATCGGCAACTGGTGTTGCTGGTGCTGCGTCTGCTGCAGGGGCTGTTGCGTCTGCTACTGGAGCAGCCGCGTCTGGGGTAGCAGCAGGGTCTACTGCTGGGGTTGTTGTATCGTCTGACATTGTAATTCCTTTACCTAGGTGGATTTACAGGATAGCTTACTTCTTGCCCTTTTGGGCCATTTTCTCCATCTTTTTTACGCCGTACTTCTTGATGCCTGCTGCTGCGGCTACAGCTGCTGGGTTTTTGGCGCCCGACTTCTTAGCCTCTTCTTCAATTTTCTTGAAGCGTGAGCCACTACCGAGTTTTGCTTTTGCCATTCTTTTTACTCACTTTCTTGGGCAACTTTGCGCCCTTAGGGGTGTGCTCTTCCCATTGCTGGGCCATCTCTGGATGAGTAGCGTACATCCATTTACGCTGTTGCTTAGATTTAAAAGGCATTATGGCTGCTCCCATGTATCTGGAACCGCAGTTGCGTAATCCAAGAACTGATGGTCGTTAACCATTTCGTCAGGCATGATTTGCTGACAGTCAATGGAAACAAGGGTGTAGCGCTCTGCAATAATGCCTCGTTGTTGGACGCCAAATGGTCGGTAGACCTGGCCTTTCCACACGATACGACCACGGGTTTCAATATCAGGATTATTCAAAACGTTAGGGTCAATCTTGGTGATATCCCGTGCATTAACCGTTAGGTGGAGCGTATCTGAGTTATAGAAACCGCGTTCATCTGCTGGGGTAGAGCCTTGGTCCCAAACAGCACGAACAATTGGAAGTTTGTAAGGGCCTTTCCAAGAACGACCATAGTCCATGTAACCTGTGTCGTAGATAGGGTCTACCGTTGTAGTCGCAGGGTCGTAGACCCACCAAAGAGCCGTAGTTCCAACTGGATTCTTTAAATCCCAATCAATGCCATCTTGAATTGCATCTGTTTCATAGTCGGCATCAAAACGACCACCTGGGGTGTACGCTCTCATATAGTGGACTATCCCCAATCAATTGGCGTTATTAATCCCAGTATAGAGATTATTCACCTGTTTTTCTTATCCAAACCTGCCAGTTTTTAATCAGAACCTCACAGGTGTGGCTATTAACAAAGCTATCTATCGCGTCTTTGGGGTCTAAATGAGGTCCCATCGGATGGTGCCACTCATAGTCATCAATAGCCATTATTCCTCCTACCTTTAGCAACCCCCAGGACAGTTCAGCGTCAGAGGTAAACTCTTCTGGAGCATGGTCGCCATCTATGTAAATGAAATCGTAGACTTCTGACCTGTTGTTTGAAAGCCACTCTTTACTGAAAGATTTGTGTTTGTTGATTCTGTGCTTGTACGGGAGTACTTGCCTATCGTAGAAGGCTTCAACGTCTTCCCAATTTTGGTCACTTAAAGGGCAGTTATCTGGGTGTGGCAAATCCCAAATATCAACATCTGTCAGTTTAGATGTTTCATGCGTTAAAACGTTCCTCATTAACCAGAGGGACGCATCTCCCGTGTAAACGCCTATCTGTAGGTAGTTTAAGTTTGGAAGGTCTTTTTGGTCTCGCAACAGGTTGCGAAAGTTAGACTCAATTCCTTCGGCTTTATGCCAGTTATAAAACACCACTTTTTACCTTTTCTATAAAGTCGGTTAAATCATGCTTTTCTTCTTTTGTGGCATACGTGGAGGGGGTGTTAACTAACCTGCACCCTTGGTCACGATTGGGTTTTATTGAGTACACCTTATCTATGGCGTTCTTTTGAAGGATGAACCAATCCAAAGGAAGGTGCATTGAGTACTTGTTTTCTACGTAATCCACCAGTTGAGCAGCCCCCGATTTAGAGACAGCGTAGCCAGCAGAAGACCAGTAGTGATATGGTTCGCAAAGATTTTCACTAATGCTTTTGTCAAAGCCTCGTAAGTATCTAAGGTCTCTATTAGGAGCAGGAGCGCAGAAGTAAAAGGCTTCCCAGTCATCTGGAAGTTCTTTATACCGTTCTTCAAACAACTCTAAGAAGTTATCTGAGACGTAAACGTCATCTTCAAAAAGAAGAATAAACTCATAATCAGTGGTTAAAAAGTTTTTCCATGCCACATAGTGGCTTGCCATGATTCCTATTTCTGATAGGTACCAACCAGTAGGGTTTGCTATTTCCTTGTTGTACTTGCCCATACCTGCTTGGGTTATGTCAAAGCCTTTACCATCTATATTTACCTTTGGGTTTTCAAGCATAAAGGCTTTTAACTCGTCTAAAGTCTTGATAGAAACAGTAGGGGTTTGAGCCTCCTGAAGATTATTACCTAGGAGGCTCTTTACCTTTTGAACACATACTTTTCGTTTTATATCTGAATCATCTACTTCTAGATGAAACATCTTAAAACAACCTTTAGAATAAAAATCCGTTTCCGTCAATTCCATTTTCGTAGTCCCAACCGTCTGTGTATTCAATGTATTTTCCAGGGTTAGCTGCGACGACTTCATCCTCTACGCCTACAACTACGTTTACTACCTTGTTGTTTTCAACAACAGCAAATACTCTTTTTTCAGGTGGGTAGTTATTTGGGTTTGCCATTTTTTCTCCTTACTTCCAATACTCAATGATAATCTGACCTGCACCGCCAGCACCACCATTTTGGCTGGCAGAGGTACCGCCTGCTTCACCGCCAGCACCGCCGTTACTTGGTCCTGCTTGGGATGTTCCAGTTGCACCCGTGGTGTTGCTGCTAATACCGTTTCCACCTAGAGCAGATGTAGCGCCTGTAAACGTGGTGGTTCCACCAGTAGAGGCTGCTGAACCGCCAGCACCAATAGCGTAAGTAACTGTTCCTCCTGGGGTCAATCCGCTTACATAGGTTGTAATAAGCTGTCCTGGAAGTCCTGGTTGACCATCTGATTGGTTTACGGTTGAGGAACCAGTTTGTCTAGAA